GAGGGCAGTATCGTATCAACATATTCTGTGAGCAAAGATGTTAGTTCAAATGACGTGGTTGTTTGCAAAGATATTAGTTCGAATGACGTGTCGGTGTGCAAAGATGTTAGTTCGAATGACGTGGTTGTTTGCAAAGATGTTAGTTCGAATGACGTAGTTGTTTGCAAAGATGTTAGTTCGAATGTAGTGGTTGTTTTTAAAGATTGTAGTTCAAATGTGGTCTCTGTTTTTAAGGATTGTAGTTCAAATGTTGTCTCTGTTTCTAAAGATATCATTCAAATCCCTGTTTTCAAAGATATTAATGCAGTGCCTCTTTTTGAAGATTGTAGTTCAAATGTGGTCTCTGTTTCTAAAGAGAGTCAAGTACCTGTTTGTAGAATTCCTGAAAATGTTAGTTCAAATGTAGTGTCAACGAATTGTATGTCTGTCAGTGAAGACAATAAAGCATTAGTTACAAGATTAGAAAAATTAGAAAAGCAGATAGCTCAGCAAAATGCTGTTCTAAAAGGTTTAGCTGCACCTACTGCCTGTTGCATCATATCTTAGAGAAGTATTTAAACAGGAGGCCCATATATATTAACAAGTGATGAGTAGACCATTTGTTAGTGTATTAACCCCAACTTATAATCGTAGACGGTTTATTCCATATATTATTGAGTGTTTTAAGAATCAGGAGTACCCGCAAAATAGAATGGAGTGGATTGTTCTTGATGATGGCACAGATAAGGTTGGGGATTTATTCGAAGCAAGTGGCCTTACTAATGTTCGTTATTATTCCGAAGATATTAAACTCAATATTGGTGCAAAACGTAATAAATTGAATACATTGGCCAGGGGGGACATTATGATTTGTTTTGATGACGATGATTATTACATGCCCGATCGCGTTTCCCACGTAGTTAATAAGTTGAATAGTAATCCGAAAATAGAGCTGGCCGGTGCGTCTGAAATTCACATGTATTATACGGATAATCAGACAATTTATCGGATTGGGCCGTACAATAAGAATCATGCTACTAATGGTACCATGGCTTATAGGAAAAGTTACATCAAAAATCATAAGTATGATGAGACTGTGACGCATGCTGAAGAGACATCGTTTCTCAATAATTATACGGAACCTATGATACAGTTAGATCCGCGAAAGGTTATGATGGTCATTTGTCATAGTGAAAATACATTTGATAAGAAGAAGCTCAGAGAGCAGACAAATCCAATGTTTAAGTTGACTAATTTTAAATTGAACCAGTTTATCAAGAGCAAGGATTTACGAGATTTTTATGCTGGTGCTTAGACTATTCTTGACATTACGTCTGATAACTGTGGTGCTGGTTTTGGATTAACCCATTCTTGAAGCTCCCAAATATGTTCATCTGGCTTATAGGTCATCCAACCTAATAGAAATTGCACAGGTTTGTGGACAAAAAATCGCGGTATTATTGGCATAAAACTATAAAAATGTGGTCGCTTTCCAAGATAGGCCCACCGGTAAAGTAATGAGTAGGGTATTACAACTAAGCTAAATAAGCACCCATAAATTGCATATAGAATTTTGTATGGGGTAGGTTTATACACATTTAAGTTTACAGCAAAGCTACCGCCAAGCCCGATTAAAAATAACCCTAAGCAAACTATAAAAATAGTTGACGCGTAACTAAATGCTTTAGCTGCAACACGCGATATACTAAATGTATCTTTCTCTGCATCCTCTTCTAAGGCTTTTGTAGCTGCTTGGTCCTTCTTTATGTTCTCTGGCACTTTATTGGATTCATCATCCTCAAAATCTAAAAACCACTTATTTTTCATTAGCTTATCATTTGCTAAGCCAATATACTTGTCATTTTTTTCGTCTTGTTCAGCAAGTTGTTTAATTTTTTTTTCGATACGTTGTGTTTCGGCATTATATAATGCGTCTGAATCAGTTTCCTTATTAGTATCAAGTGTTTTTTTTATATCCGCTTCTATATCTTTACATGATTCTAAAAATGACGTTGACGCTGTTGGATTATCATGCCGTGCTTGTTTCATAACTTTGATATAACTATACAATCTCGTGCGAAGTCCACTTTTTTTTGTCATTATATCGTATTTTTCTGATAAGTCTTCCCATGATGTTTTGAATTCGTCTGATGATTGGCCTGTAGTGTTATCTAACAATGATTTTCTAGAGTCATTTAATTCTTTTAAAATCTTTAGTTCATTAGGTTCAAGAGCGTTAGATTGTGTTTTTAAAATTATGCTTTCGTTTGCAGCATTATAGATTGGCTTATAGGTTTTAATTAGCTCTTTAATTTTTGCCTTTTCCTCCTTTTCAGCCTGTTCTGCTTCTGGGTCTCTAGTGATTTTATTAAGATGTGATACCAATCTATTAATTAAGAATGACATCCCCTAGTACAGGTTCTTAAATTTCTCTCTATTTGTAACCGGGATTAGACTAAAACGTTAATTACGAACTTTAACTACAAGGGGGAGTTGTTTGTTCTTTGATTAAATGCCTTAATCTTATCAGAACAGTGCCAACCCTTGTAACTTTTACCCTATTTTGTAAATCATAATAGGATAAAATATCTTATTCGGGTGACACCCTTGTAGAACAAACAACGCCTATATAGAATATTTCATGCCACCTAGGCCACTTGCTATTTCTAAAAAGTTCAATGACTCAGCATAGACTAGGAAATCAAATGTGTAGTTTGCGTCTGGCGGTATCGGTTGTGTATTGACTTCAAGTAGGATTTTTGTGATTTTACTTGTGTTTATAGTACCACTTGGTTGAATAGAGTTTGCCGAATTTAATGCTAATGAATATAAGTAAATTGGATATAATGCATTTGGCATCATAACTCCGTTCAATAAGTAAGGGTAGCCGTTACCAGGACTTGCCCTAAACGGCATGATATCCGAAAAATACTTTGCTGTCTTTTCTTCAAATATTTCTGTTCCGCTACAAAGTATGCGTGCTGATAAAAGTATGTCTTTTTCCGTACCTGGAATAATTATGCCGCTTGTTGGCTCGCCACTAGTTGGAGAACGGAAAAACGGTCGTGTTTGTGGCGTAGTATATTTCCAGTTTGTTAGGTTTGTGAAGTCGTTTTTATAAAACCAATCAGAGCGGCGTGCTATCCAGACAAAACGTGATACCAGGCTGTGTGCGTCAACTTGTAGCTGTTGTCTACCTGTGATTTGGTCGAACCTAAACTCTTGTACCTGACGAACTAAGTATTCAAGCTTCTTTGTTGAAAAAATTTTACGTTCCTCCTCAGTTAAATATATGTACGTACACTGAAGCCGTGGGTTTATCGGAATAACATCCAGTGCTGGTGGTGTGTAACCGATGTCTGTTAAAAAATTGCGAATCGTGGATAACGAGTCCTGTGATTGAACGTAGTTGTTATTTAAACTTTCAGGTAACGGTCCTAGACTTTGAGGCCAACTGCTAGCATATATATTGGTCCCTTCTGCCGATTCAAGGGCGTATCCACTTTGTACTCTTGCTCCGCTTGGATCGATTATTGTGTAAATCTCCTGAAGGGGCCTGAGCGTGATTTGTATTTCTACGTCATGATATTGTAGGCCGATAAGGGGTAATGCTAATCCCGGGGAGTCACTAAAGAAAAAACCTAGTGGGATGTTTAGCTCACGTGCAGGTATTGAGGGTGCATTTATTTGATTCGCGACATTTGGAAATTCAACAACATTAGGGTACCCCCCGTTAGGATCCGCATAAGCACCGGCCCCAGGGGCAAACAATTCGGGGACATCACCAATCATATTTGACCATTTCTGGTAGCCATCTAGTGGTAAATCAAGTTGGTATTTTAGTGCTAGCCAGTCGCTAGTATATTCTTGGACCTTTGAGCCACCAATATAAAGGGCAACTGTATCAATCATACGGATTCCAACTTGACGCACCCAAGCAAATTCGTGACTACGCCGATTAGGATATAGTTTGTTGTAAATTGCCGGTAGATTAACAGTTAAATACATATCTGATAATAAGTCTCCGTGGCGTGGTATCTTTGCCCGTAGTTTGATTGGTGCAGTTTGATTGAGTTCGTTAATGCCATCCAGCGGTACTGTGATACTTTCCTGACTAAAATGTGAATATCGTACAAAGGCCTTATAAAAGTATGTCATTTGTGGATTTCCGCTTATTATTCGATTCATGTTTCCATACGCGACCAAGGGTAATAGACCACCGGGCATCTCCTAACAAAAAATAGGGTTTATGTTTAAGCGTTTTATGCTTCACTTAGTAGACATGAACACTCCGGAGCAATTGACTGGCTTTTCAATGTATCAAATTATTGGTTTTATAGTTATTTTTGTAATATTTGCCTCAATAGTATCATATTCAAAAGACTTATTTGTTGTGGATTGGTCGTATTTTGGCGGGTATAAACAGTTCTTGTCCTCAACAAATGAGCGAACTGGGGAAACGACCGCATACCAACCGGCACCGGTACCTGGGTCTGATGGTGGCAGTGATAGCAGTGGTGACCATGGCTCAGCAAAAATGCACTGGTGTTTTGTCGGAGAGGATAATGCCGGCCGTTGGTGTCTTCAGGTGCAGGATCCTGTAAATTGTGATAAAGACCGCCTATTTGACTCTAAAAATTCATGTGAACGACTTTATTCAAACTGAACTATTCGGGTGAGCATAGTTCTTTGATTAAATAACTTTTATAACTTATATTTTGAAGTCTTTACAAAATATAAATTATAAAATACCTTAATCTTATCAGAACAAACAACTCGGCTCACCCTTGTAAGAAAGTATTACTATAAACTATCAAAATAGATTATAGTAAATAAATATATCTATAAAATTACTGAGGTCCATAGCCATAGTGATTGCCTGGTTCGGGACCAGGGCCGCTGAATGAACCTTGGCCACTACCCATAAAGTCTGTTGATGTCCACCAGCTGTCAGATTGATATCCTGGCAAGTTATTGTCAATAGAGTTAGGGTTGGGCACATATGCCGGGCCAGTAAAGTTAGTTGTGCTGTAGCCATATCCAATAGAGATGTTAGGTGTTGTTGATAATGGGTCGTTACTTGGGCCGCCAGCACGTTTAGGGTTCGGGCCCTCACGAATTAACTTATCAATCTGGCTATAAGTCAGTGCAAAGGCAAAGTACTTCATTCTTGAAATAAACCCATTCATGCGACCATTGATTGATAAAGGAAGTGCAGATAAATCCATCTCCCTTTCCTTTCTGTCAACGGTGCTTAGTCCCTGGATGCTACCTGACACTGCATTTTGAGCCGTAGAGACTGCTGATTTTGCTGCTGCAGAAAGCTGTGACAGACCACCACCAAAGGCAAGATTTGCAGCAACATTTAGGGCACTACCGCCTAAGACATTATTAACTGTATCGCCAATTGCCGCTTTATTTGCAGCTATTAATGCCTGGTTAGCCTTGTTTGCCGCTTCAATATCCTGACAAGTTGCCTCTGTTGTCTTTACGTTAACTATCTTTGGCAATAACATATAGAAGCCTCCGTAGTTTAACTTGGGTAAATCTACAAATGTGCGTCTGTTTGCCAAGTTCCCGTTAATATAAACATCTAGTGCTTTACCCTTTACCATAACAACAAGGTGAACCCATTTTTTAATTGGGAAGTTTTCAATATCGACATAGTTATTCCATTTCATCTGTGTATTTTGATATACACGTAATGTGTTTTTGTCAGACATAAAAAATACACCAGGAGACATTAATGGGTAGATGCCCTTTGAACCTTTGCTGAATACATGTTTGAATGTATTTGCTTCACCAGTAAATGTATCTTGTTGGACGGAAATAAAACAGGAATAGGAGTACTCAGTGCCATTACGTTCATCTCTTGATGGTAGAATTAGTTCATAACCGGAATTCGGGTCTTGCGGGTATGTCTGAGGGCTGTCATACGTTGCAGGAAATAAGTCGATTGCCATTTGTTGGTATTTTTTTAATGCACTGAATGAACTTTCAATTAACTGCATCGTTATAGAGAAAATTACAGTGTAAACAAATGTTTCTATAAGCTGTTGGCCAATCGGCACTGCCGGGCCTGCGGGCACACCAGTAGCTTGGGCAATCGCTGCACCGCCGCCTTTCATAGCATTAACAATCGGGGCAAACCCGTCACGTAATGATTTCACGCTTGCTGAATTTAATATAGATCCTGCGTTCATTGCTCTCTAACATTTCATTCTAATATTTATTTGCTGGTTCTTAGAATAACACTTTTAAAGTGTGTATTCTAGTATATTAAAAAATCCGGGGTTTATTAGACCTCATTAGTAACACCTGAGTAGTCTATGCGAAGCCCTAGACGTTCACTAATCCATCCGATGAAACCATACCGCTTATCTAAGCCCTTCTTTTCAGCGGGTCCCTCTTGGTATAATTCGTAAATGCGTGCCGGGGATAAAGCATAACCGTAGAATCTAGTAGTACTGTATTGACCGCCGAAGGAAGCGTTCTTCTTAGCAAGGATGACCTTTTGTGCACCAGGGGTTTCAACTGTGGGTAGACCGGGGCAAACGCAGCTGCGTGTAAGCTTTCCGTTGATATAGACATCAATGACGCGGCCACTGAGAACAACAACTAAACATAACCAACGCTGTAAGTCGATGTCGGTAATATCGCAGACGGGGAAGTCCATTTGGCCAAAGGCTCCAGCTTCAGGCTTCTTGAAGTATTCATTGAAGCTATCCTTTACAGTCAGGTCTTCGCTTACCGGCCTTGACCCATCTGTTTCCTGGTACACGCGAATTAACAGTCTGTTATCATTGGGGGCTAAAACACCAACGATGTTATGGTGTTCGGGTTTGCCGGAGGCAGGTCTGCCATCGGAGGTTAATGTGAACACATGTTTAGGTAAGCCGGCACGGTAGGTCCAGCTGGCGATGTAAATCCAGGTCTGAAAACTGTATTCCCCACCTGTTTTCATTAATGGTGCAGGCAACTCCTTTACAAAACCGAAAGGACCACCCTTATCATTCATGTCAGCTACGGTTCTGCTGTCTTGTAACACCATTACTTGAAAGGCATCAGGGGGAGGAAATAAGACTGTATAGATGGACCATACAACTAATACTGCCACAATAACGTATAGCCCCAACTGGATGTATGTCTTATAGGGTGCTAAAGACTGTGTAACTGAGTTTAGGCGTGCTTTCGCTGCATTCATTGCACTCATGGCTTTCTACTTTGAATAGACTGTTTTTTTCTGAAGGCCGGGATTTAACTATATTCGTAATTTACGTGGCTAAGGGCTTTTTGCGGTGCTTTGGTGCCTCCTAAACAGGAACCTCCAACGCAAAAGTTGAAGTTCGGGACGCCGAATACATCGGTTGCTGTTGGTAATCTTGGGATTCCTTGTGCGTCGGTATTTGTTTTGTAGTTATTAATAATATCAGCTTCCTTTAATCTTTGTGGCCAAGCCTGTATTAAAGCCAGCCTTGTAAACATGTCAGAATTCATTAATACGTACGGTGTGCCGGGGCGTGCAGATATCACGTTCGGAAGGGGGACTGTTTTCACCAAATTCCCATTTTGATATATATCTGCAGTGCGGCCATCTATTGTAATTAGTATCTGGTGCCATCTACGTGATTTTATAGTGGGAAGTTTAACTGAGTAATCGTTCGTCTTGTATGTTTTAAAATCTATACGCAGAGTTTCGTGTAATGGGTCCAATAAAAGGTCATATGCTCCGGGAACAACTATGAAAGGCTGGAATGGCTCTCCATCTTTTAAAGCACCTCCGCTAACAGTTTCTATGCTAGAATTATCCAGGCTTACGAAAAATCCAAAGCTAAATGATTCTGACATGAATTCCATTGTATCGGATTCGTTAAATATGTTATTTTTGCCCGAAATTTTTGCCAATACACCATCTTTTAGAATTGAACCGCTAGCAATATGAATCGGTGATATTTTCCATAGTGCAAATGTTTCACCACGTGTTTTTTTATTTGTTAAGTAATACACTAGTATAAGTATAATAAATAAAAACACATATAGAATAATAGCAAGTACTAAATAAGAGGGTTTTCCTTCAGGTGTTTGTAATACGTAAATTTCTGGAACAAAATAATATAGGCATACTCCAATGTAACCAATGTATTTCATCGATTCAAATATAATTAGCCAAAGGTCTGGTCCCATGACTCTCTATTATTGCGAAGGGCTTATTTTTAAAATTATTCGGGTGACACCGAATGCGTAGTTGTTTGATTAAATAACTTTTATCCTATTTTGCAGAACATAATAGGATAAATACCTTAATCTTATCAGAACAAATACGTCTTCGGTGTTATTTGATTTACTATGGATTATTTATTCGATGATGTACAAGAGGAAGGTGTTATGTTTTTATTTGTTATGCTTATACCTGGGCACATATTCCGAATTTCGGTTGCATATAAATTAATATCCCAAAGACTCAGATTCTGAATTATTGCTGATGCCCTTGAAAATCCAACACGACCGTACCAATCGTTGTCAACTCCCCTAGGCTTTCCCTTTAAGAGTTTTGTAGCTACTAGGCGGCAGTTCATGTATACTTCTAAAAGCTGGTCGTGTACAGTTAGATTTAAATAGAAACCACGCTTTAGCGGAATATCTGGAATACGTATTGATTCTCTGAACGATTGGTCTCCTAGTTTAACTGGGTCTGTGTCAATAAAAATAATTAAATCGTTAGAAAACTGGTCTATAAATACACCAGGGTTCATTTGTGTAGGAAGACCGTCTAATAATCCACCGCTACCCTTTGGGGCTGAGCCGGGAAATGTAGTATCTATAAATTTCGATAAATCGCCAGAACCTCTGTGTATTATGTGTCTGTATGGTCCAAATTTATCATTGCTTCTTGTATCGCCTACAATTATTTCCAAACCCATTGAATAGGTTTCGGGTGAAGACATTGGAAATTCCTTCGTCGTTAGTGTTAAATTATAGGGGTCTTCTGGATTAGTCTTTTCGCCTGGTCTCCAAAATACGGTGGCCTCTGGTTTGGCTCGTTCCGTTCCGACGGTTTGGCGTTTTTGAAAATAAACTTCATATTGACTATTTACTAACATACCAATGATAAATAGGACGACTACGGCAGTTATGCCATATAAAATCCTTGAACTAATAAGATCTGGATAGTGTGAACGAATGCTGTTTAAAGAAATATTTCTTGTGGAAAAATAGCCTATCGCAATAGCTAGAATTATAAAAATAATTAATAGTATTACTAAAAAAAAGTAGGCTGCGGAAGTTACTCCTTTCGACGTTTTCAATTTATTAAGTAATTGGTCCATCCCTAACTATAACCGGGATTAAATGACCCTTGTTTTGTGGTTTATGTATGTCTGTTTTGCAAAAAATTGAAACGTTAACATTAGTTTTAATATAGCAAAAAAGTCATCATGGCAACTATTGAAAACTCTAACACATTTCAGAATGTTATCGATGGGACTGCTGCGACTGCTCTGACTGCTGCTACTGCTCTGAATGCGGCAACTGCTACCATTGCATCTGATGCCCCAGGATCAGTTGCTCATCCCCGCCCAGTGACTCCTGTTTACACTCGGCGTGTTACTGCAGAGCAGATGGCAGAGGAGTCTAGGATTGCTACTGCCCAAGGTCTCCGTGATATTGCGGCAGCCCTAGCTGCCAAGGGTATCACTAATCGCCACGACGATGTTCACAGTGACAGCGAAGACGACAGCATAGATAGTAGGCCTAAGCGTCGCAGACGCCGTGGCAGCTATAGCGGTGGAGGAGGCAGTGGTGGAGGCAGTGGGGGCGGGGGCGGCAGGAACCAGGATGAGAAGGCCTCCCATCTGCTGAAGGTTGAGCTGGCTTCAGTCATGGTGGAGAAGAATGACCTGAACGCAGAGATTGCTAAGCTCCAGCTCCAGCTTCAGCCGTATAGCAACGTGAACAATGAGCTTGCTCTTATTAAGTCGGCCATTGACCGCCTGAATAAGGATACATCTGATATGACTATTAATCAGCTTGAGAAGCGGCAGGGGCTTTTCCGAGAGGAGTTTACAGAACACAAGGCCCTTCTGACTATTGCCGTATCGAAGATTAATCTTGCTGATGTCAAGGCCTGTGTGCAGAGGGTTCTTAACGCAGAGGTCAAGCGAAGTGGCATTGAGGACAAGAAGCTGACTGTCACTATTTGGTATCGCAAGTGTACTGAGACGACAACCAAGCTCATTATCTCTTCTGCCCTTGTACTGCTTCTCAGCTATTTCTTCTACTGGTACTTCCAGTCTTGGTTCAAAGTGCGTTGAAAAGTTTTGGCAAAGTTGTATAAATACTAAGACGCTCATGTACAGTTTTTTTACCATGGCAGTTTCTACACAGTGCAACTAGGTTTGATTCTGCATTTGAACCACCATTAAATAGAGCCTTTATATGGTCTACTTCGTAAGAGGCATCTAATATTTCTTTACAGTGCCCGCATTGCCATTTTTGGTTTGCTGCTATTTGTTTTTTAAGTAGTGGCGAAACCTGTCTGTTTTGCTTAGCTTTACCGTCTAACATACGGTCTACGTGTTTTATAGGACCTCCTTCATTATGAATAAGTATGCCATGTGCCATATCAAGTGCATTATAAAATAATGCAGGGTCTTTATAAAACGTGTAAGCGAGCCATAGTAAAGTTAAACCAGCTAAAGTAAGTTTCCCATAGTTATATATTGCCAATAGTGGTCCTTTCAAATATGAATCGTAAAAAATCACTACCGCTAAAATTGTAACAAATAAAAGCTGTAGTCTCATTTAGGCTTTCTAAATCCCTCTGTGTATATATAATATAAACCTGAACCTAACACTAATACTAAGCCAGTTCCAAGAAGAGCCCCATCAATAACTCCAAAATCATTTTGCTGACGCTTCTCTTTGTTTATATTTGTGTTTGTGTGTGAAGGAGGTATAGAGCGTTTCGCCTTTTCAAGATTTCGCATTGATTCAACAAACTCCCCAAAGCTTATTTCACGTTTGCCTAATTGTGCATTAATTCTATTATGCATTTCAAAGACCCATTGGATTAATCCCATTCGGGACTCAACAGCCTCTTTTAGTGGCATTTCCTCCAAATTTACTTCGTAGTGTTTTCGGCATATCGGGCAGGGTAAAACGTCAACCAACGACTCGTAGAAGGCAATAATATTCTTCTTTTGTCTTTCTGTTGGTTTGTCAGAATAACTCAGGGAAGCAATGTGTAATGTAGACCAGAATATCGGTCCCCATATTTGCGGAGGCATGTTAATCGGTTCCGGGTGTTTGTCAGCCATCTCTTATTTTAGTAATTATTCTGAAAATGAAACCTAAACACAATAACCTGACAATATATTAAGGGACTATAAGTCATGTCAAAAAAAATAATGCCTACACATTGTAGTAATTGTAATAAGCTTGGTCATTATTTTAGAGAATGTAAAGAGCCTGTAACTTCGTATGGAATAATTGCCTTTCGCGTTAAGCAGCCGGAAACATCGCTAGAGCCTGCTGTGCTTAATAATATTGGAAATCCTGACACATTAAACGGCCTTGATGGGAAACATATTGAGTTTTTAATGATTCAACGTAAAGATAGTTTGGGGTATGTCGAATTTATAAGAGGGAAATACAGTGTTTCCAATGTTGATTATATACAGTCCTTATTCAATCAGATGACTATTGATGAACTAACACGACTTGAGAATTATGACTTTGAAACCTTATGGAATGCTCTATGGTCGAATCATATTTCACGCCAGTATAAAAATGAGTATGATAATGCACTTGCAAAATATAATTCCTTAGGGAGTGATTCAGAATCAGGGCGAACATTGATTGAATATATAAAACAATGTAATCGCGAATGGATAACTCCAGAGTGGGGATTTCCAAAGGGGCGACGCGGAAACCGAGAGTCTGAAATGTCCTGTGCTGTGCGGGAGTTTGGAGAGGAAACAGGGCTTGACGAAACACAGTTTGTTTTAGTCAAAAACCTTTTACCGATTGAAGAGGTGTTTTTAGGAGGAAATCGGGTTCAGTACAGACATCGCTATTTTTTAGCCTATTGTCGTCAATCAACTGAGGTAAAAATCGATTCAAGCAACTCGATTATGAATCGTGAAATTAGTGATATTGGATGGTATAATTATGAAGATGCTTTTGAGCTCATACGACCTTATAATATTGAAAAACGCCAGGTCTTAACTGTCGCTAATGAAATATTAAACAAGTACATTATTTTGCCTGGACGCGAATATTTAAAGTTAACAAATAACCATTCTGTACGTAAAGGAACCACCTTCCAATTAGTAGAGAGAGATGGCGGAAGGCAAGGAGGTAATCAGATTTACTAGAGACGGTAAACCTGTGACGACGAATCCCCATAAGAATGTTATGGAAATCTACGATAAATATGATAAAAGAAAGGTACTGAAAAAGTTCGAAACGCTTGATTCAGTCGATACAAAAGAAAAATCCGATTCATTGGCTTATTACCGTGATGCTTTAACCGGCATAATGGGAAAACGGGATTTGTATCCTGAAACTTGGACTCATTCTAGAGAAAATTCGTCAGGGTTATATCCCGACATTCAGGACCCACAATTCGGTGAAAGGCTATACAGGAAACAGGAATTTCGTGAGGCTCAAGCTGCCGCTATTACTGCCCTTGAAGGGTCAGATCCCTGTAATAGCAGTGTTGAATCTGTGTTCGAAATATCCCCAATTCAAAGACTTATATCACGCTTTTTGAATCCCTTAACGCCATACAAGGGATTATTACTTTTTCACGGTGTTGGTGTTGGTAAAACATGTACGGCTATACGTGTTGGTGAAGAGTATTTGAAAACCTATCCGTATTCAAAGGTCCATATTATTGTTCCTAAATCTATTTCATCTGGATTCAAGCGTACCATTTTTGATGCAACTAAACTTGTCAAGGGAAAAGACGGGTCATGGAGCTCCAAACAGTGTACTGGTATGATTTACCCAAATATGGCTTTAGAAAGTCTAGCGAAAAAGGCCAAAGTTGACACAGAGTTTAGCGTTGATGAGATTAATGACGAAGTTGAGAAGAAAATACGTGACAGATATGCTAGGTTGGGCTACTTACAATTTGCCAATGACATAAAAAAGAAGTTTAAAACGCTACCATCACATCTGACTGGTTCCGATAAAACAGCTGCTCAGAATGCTCTTCTGGAAAGGCTATTTAGCGATAAGTTGATTATAATAGACGAGGCACATAATCTACGCGACGGCCTTTTGTCGGCAACAGAGGCAGACGATGATATTGAATTAAATGAGGAATCGGATGAGGAAGACGAAGATATTGAAGATGAAGAGGTTGGTGGTGCAAAAGCCGCAGCTGAGGATAAAATTGGTGGTAAACAGCTTACACCATTGTTAAAACGTATTGTCAAATATGCTAAAGGTATGAGATTACTTCTCATGTCAGCAACCCCAATGTATAATAAGGCTAATGAGATTGGTCACCTATTAAATTTATTGATTGTCAACGACACAAAAGACGACAGCTCTAAAAATCTAATTGGTGATATTTTTCAAAAAGATGGGAGCCTTAAAAAAAATGGGTCTGAGCGGCTGCGTAAATTTGCACAACGTTATGTGTCGTATATGCGGGGTGAAAATCCTTATACATTTCCCTTGAGACTTAAACCTCTTGGTCTAACTCCTGTAGTCTGGCCTAAGATGCAAAAGGTTGGGCCAAAGGAAAAACCTATTGAGGTTCCTGAGGAGCAAAAAGCCATTCTTAGCACTTTACCTATTGTTTCGATTACACCAGTGGAAGGTTCGCCAATGAAAGCCCTTCTTAATAAACTATTACACGAAGCAAAACCCGAAGACTTTAAGGCAGATACATGGGTTCATCTTGACGTTTCTAATATTGTCTATCCGAACTCATATTATGGCAGTCGTGGGTGGGATTCCTACTTTATTCCAAAGGTACAGGGAGGCGTTCGTGTATTTCAGTGGAAGAGCGACGACTTAGTTGCTAATGTCGATGATATTTTTAGCGAACCCGAATTTCCTAAATTTGCTCCTAAACTTGCAACAGCAATCGATAAAATTAATAAATGTAAGGGCATCAGTTTTGTCTATAGTCGGTATGTCAAAGCTGGCGTATTACCGTTAGCTATTGCGTTAGAAAGAGCAGGTTGGACACGTGTATTTAATAGCCCTGAAGCTAAGCCCTTACTAACAAGCGGAGCAAAGGTTGCCCGTCGTTGTGCATTCTGTGAAAATAGGGAAACAAACCACAAGGCGGCAGACCACCCCTTTACACCGGCCTGTTTTGTCTTATTAACTGGCGATGGTTTATTGACCCCTAACTTTGCTGAAACTCTCAATTATGCTAGTAGTTGGCCCAGAGATACTCCTCTTGCTAAGAATGGTGGGCGTGTCAAAGCTATTCTTGGTTCACAAATTACTACAGAGGGTCTTGATTTGAAATGTATCCGCGGTATACATATTATTGACCCATGGTATCATTTGAATCGGCTAGAACAGATTATAGGCAGAGGTATTCGTTTCTGTAGTCATTCTGAGCTCAAAAAAGAGATGCGTAATTGCATAATTTATATGTACGCGGTCGTTTTACCTGATATTGAGACGCCTGACTTGCACGCATACAGGATTTCGGCCTCTAAGGCACTTTCTATCGGTGCAGTTCAACGTGAACTTAAAATTGCTGCCATGGACTGTAACCTAAATATTAAGGGGCTCATTGTTCTTGGTGCACCGCCACGACTGATTATTGATGGTGAAGGCAATACGATTGATGAATATAATATTGATGATAAAAAACATACTAGCTCGTGCGATTACATGGATACGTGTGAATATGCGTGTAGTCCAGCAGTATCTGGCGACCCTGGATTAAATAGCTCTACTTATACTTATTACAATGCAGAACGGCGATTAGCTGTCAAAGAAAATCTAATAAGGGGTCTATTTGCGGAAGAAGATATTGCTATTCCTTTGCAAACAATAAAAGATACAGTTTACTCTGACCTTCCGTGGGAAATTGCTTCGCAAGCTTTAGCTAAAATCGTTGAGTCTCCAGACTTTGAAATAAAACGCAAGGATGGGTTTACTGGGCATTTAATACTTAGAAATGATTATTTACTATTTCAACCAACTGGTATAAGAACGAAAGAAATTCCATTGGCCTATAGATATTCTCATCTATATAGTCTTTTACCAAGACGTACAATGATGCCTAAACGTGGGTCAGTCTTAGGGGAGGTTGTGTATACATCTGACGAAGTGACTCCTGCTGCTGCTGCTGCTCCTACCGCGGCTGCTGCAGAAATGGACCCTGTGGCACGTTTTACAGCATTTATGAAATCGGTTGATGCTGTTATAGCTAAGCCAGGAACATCGGTAAATGTTGACAGTGTTCAATCTGATGCGTTGACTTGGATTTTACGCCAGTTTTCCACAGTAAAAGATATTAAAAAGGTTTTCGCAAGTTACTGGGCAGATACTATTATTAGTGCTGAGCACCGAAAACAAGTGCTTTTACTAGGTCTAGAGAAGAAGATTACTGAGCCATTACTATATGAGGTCATTGAGCGTGATATTGTACATTCTGGTGAAATTCATGCTGCTAAATGGGTCAATCCTGCTAGTTTTGAATTAGAGTCGCATTGCCTCGGCATAGGTAAGTGCCCAGGCACATTTGAACCTATTATTCTAAAACGACTTCCGCCTGTTGTTGATGTTAAGACTAGCACTGGAGACATTTTTGGGTTTATGGTACCACGGCCAAAGGATAACATATTAGTTTTTAAGACACTTGATAGGGTTAAATCAAAGCGTGTAATTGGAGCGGTTGGTTCCGATTGTTCTATTGCCAGTGATTTAGGCGGCCATCGTGAACGGGTACGCAATATTCAGGAAATTATCCGTGCTTCTGAGAAAAGTTTAGCTGGTCTTTTAACAAACGACGAAAAAAGAGGCAAGAAGAAAAAGGGCGACCCGGCTGGTATAACACATATCGATGACTTTTCCCATATTTACATTTGTCTATATATGGAGTTCTTGTTACGTATTTTAGATTTGAAGGGCACAGATGGAAATCGTTGGTTTCTTAATGCTGTTGAGGCGGCTCGTGCAGGATTAAAAGGTCGCTAAAGGAAAGCGGTAAAAATATGAAATAAGGTTATCTCTCTAAATTAGAACAAAATGTATAAGACGGTGTTTCTTGAAGAAAAAGTTCCGATAGCACCAAATGACCTCTTGACCAAAGAAAAGGCTAGCTCTATTGATGAGATTTTGCTAGAGCGTTTAAGAACTAAAATTGAGGCTAAATGTATTTCTTCTGGCTACGTGAAACCTGGCTCACTTGAGATTCTTCACAGAAGCATGGGTAGTGCTGAAAATGGGCGATTTACCGGTAACTACCTTTTCTTCGTAAAGCTTCGCTGCAAGGTGTTTCATCCTGAAACAGGTGCTCCGATAGAATGTCGTGTTCTGAAGGTTAATAAAATGGGTGCTTACGCCGTTTATGATGAGGCTATGAGGGTTTTACTGCCGCGTGACCTTCATATTGGTAACGTAGAGTTTGATAAGCTCAACCCAGACGACACGGTTAGCATTCAGATTTTACGGTCAAGATTTCAGACAAATGACCCATTTATAAGCTCTGTTGGTCTATTTAGTTCCCGGACTAAGATGGCCGCCCCGGTCACTGCTACTGGTACTGGTGCTGCTATTGTTCCTACTGCTGCTATTGCTCCTACTGTTCCTGATGCAGTCGTTGTGGAAGAGGAAGAGGAGGAGGAGGAGGAGGAAGAAGCTGCGGATTAGTTTTGAATTAAGAGTCTCCGGTTTGGTTAATGGATACTAAAGAGTATGAGCGGAGAAAATTATTCCTTTCTGCTTTAAAAAAATTACATACATCTGAATACATCGATATACTTAGAATTCTTAAACAAGAGCAGGTTGATTTTTCCGAAAACACAAACGGTGTATTTTTTGATATTGCCTCCCTTGACCAAAAGACATTTGATGTTTTAGAAAAATATATGAATTTTGTCAATACAAACCGTAAATCGTTGGCCGAACGTGAACAACAAATAAATAAACTACAGGACCCCCAAGGAAATTCGGTTTAGAGATTTGTTATAGCGGTTTACAATAGAAATGCTAAAGCGGCGTCTTGATGCTGATGATAATACTACGCTGAAGCGTCTGAAAAGTACAATTACGGATATTTACAGGAATGGCAGTAAAGGCAGTAAAGGCAGTCAAGGCAATAAAAAAAGGCCTTTAGACACATATAAAAGTGATACTGCAGAGAAGAAAGCACGTTACGAACAGCCGATCTATTTATTAATAAGAGAAATAAACACTATACCAAAGCGACGATTTAGCACATTTATTCATCCAACAATAAATATGCAATATTGCGACGGGGTAGACTTTCGGCGATTTTATGCAACTGATATTCAACGCGTCTATAAAGGGTGGATTCAGCGTAAACGTTTAGCATTTATGAATCTACATAATGATTTTATATAAAAGGACATAAACCAGCAACTAGTTATTTAAATAGAAGGAAATGCATAATACGGCTCGTGACACACAACCCGTATCTTGGACTGATATTGAAAATGCTATTGCTACAAATACACGTAAAGGACTGCGTCTGGAAACAGTATCGCTAGTTCCGCAAATAACTACTGTTGCTGCCCCTGTAGCCTGGATGCCTTCTGGGTGGAAATACGCTAGTAACGATTTTTGTGCTACCCCTATTTCTGTAGCGTTAATGGCGTCAGACCCGCTATATGAGGTTTCGGCAGCTAATACTCGGCGGGGCCTAGAAAAGGATTCAGCAACAGAGCTTGCTAACGGGTTTGACGAAATGTACAATAAATTTAGCGGACGGAGTCGTGGTTGGATAAAGTCCCATATGGGGACTGAGCTTGGTAAGTGGGCAGGGGGTGCTACAAATGTACCTTTTGATTGGACGTCGCTTCTTGATAAGAAGAAAGTGCTTTCTGCACTTTTAGATATAGTTTGTATGAAATATGGCATCCGATTTGCAGTATGGTGGTCCGACCATAAAAAGTTAACGGTTTGGCCACTTACTGAGTCTGATGACGAGTCTTGGGTTTCGGCACCTATTGTCATTGTAGAGGTCCTTGTTTCAGGAGAGGCCCATGTCTTGCTAAGCCCAGACGGTGATCTTCGTATAAAACCCATTTTGTGGGCAAGTTTATTTAAGACTATTGGTGAATGGCAATGGGTTCGACCCTGTACTAGTCCTGGTTTGAGTACGAAAACATTAACTGAGCTTCGTGCGGATTATGCCGAAGTTGCTGGGCCCGCAATGGCTTCAGCCTTGCCTAAAAAGGTTGATAAGGAGACGCTATCAAATATCATATATCGTCATGACTGGATGAGTGTTCGGCTTTTACAAAATTGAACGTGCGGATATCCACTAGGTTTGTTTTAACAAAGATATGCCCTGTGTACAAGATATTGAATCAATTAGTGGGAGCAGTAATTGCTCTGTTAGTGTTGAACCTTTCTTTCTTGCAGAGAAAGCGACCGACGATGGTGTTCTGGCGAAGTTTGTCCCAGAACTACTAGATGCGGTGCTTTCTTTCGGTCGTATTGTAAAGAAAGAGCAGATTGATGACATTTGTAATAAGGTTAAGCGGAAGCACAAACAGCCGTGTATCCCTAAACATGATATTCGCGTGTATTATGAAAAACACCTTTCGCATATTGTAATGCCTAAGTTGTTTATAAAGTGGATGATTCGTCGTGCTTCGCGTGCGGATTCTGGAGTCCTAGTTGTCACTATTACGCTCAGCCCACATAAGTTTAGTTGTAAGTATGATTGTTTCTATTGCCCACAAGAGACAGACCTCAAGGGGGTTCACACACAGCCACGTAGCTACGTTTCATCTGAGCCTGCCATGCTGCGTGCCATTAGCACGCGAACTTCTAATGATTCTTACGACTTTGACGTAGCGAGTCAGTTCAGAAATCGCATTCAGGCCTATAAGTTTAATGGGTCGCTGAAAGAGGGGGCTGGCGTAAAGCCTAAGATTGAGGTCATTCTTTCGGGCGGAACCTGGCATAGCTATCCTGCTGAGTATCGTAAGCAAGTCGTGACTGAGGTTTACTGGGCGGCTAATACCATGAATCAGACTTCGGTGTGTCGCCCAATCAAGAGTCTTGAGGAGGAGATTCTTGAAAATGAGACGGCTAACTACCTTATTATTGGCCTGACCGCAGAGACCCGTCCAGATCAGATTAATCCAGAGTCCATTGTGGAGCTTCAACTGCAGGGATTTACTCGTATACAGCTTGGGGAACAGACGGATAACGACATGTTGCTACGTAAAATGAATCGTAAATGTTATCTTGCCGATTCAATCCGAGCCCATCGGCTTCTTAAACAATCGGCGTTCAAGGTTGTGGTCCACCTTATGCCTGATTTGCCTGGCTCATCGCCAGAGGAAGATATGCGGATGCTTCACCGCTATGCTACAGACCCCGATTTGATGCACGACGATCTTAAGGTTTATCCAACAGCAATCATTAAGTCATCCGACCCTGATAGGCTAGTAACAAGTAAGATTGCTGAGTGGTATGAAAAGGGGCTGTGGACACCGTATGCGGAAAAAGATCCTAACCTATTAATTGATGTTCTTATTGACTTCAAGCGTCAGGTTAAGCCATGGGTTCGCTTAGAGCGGGTTATTCGCGACTTTCCTAGTAAGTCTATTGAGGCTGGGTATCAGAAGATTACGAATCTTCGTCAGGTTATTCACCAGAAAATGAAGGAGCAGGGCCTTGAGTGTAAATGCATATTTTGCAAGGAGATTGGTGATGCTGAGCTTGACGGACATGAGCCTATTCTTGTATTACGAAAGTATGAGGCTTCTGGTGGACATGAATACCACCTTTCTATGGAGCATCATGAGATGAACTTTTCGCAGCTTTTATCGTATAGGGCTGATAGGGCTTGGAACTGGTTGAAATGGCTTGCTACTGGGTATTGGTACCCATGGTCAGGTTGCCTAGAATCCTACAAGGGTCTGTACGGGTTTTGTCGTCTACGTATTGACCCAGATCCAGGGGGGACCTGGTTACCAGTTTTACATGGCTGCGGTCTGATTCGTGAGGTTCACGTGTATGGGTTTGCTTTAGGAGTTGGTTCAGAGGCAATTGGCTCTCAGCATCGCGGATATGGAAGACTGTTAGTTGCCGAGGCTGAGAAGATTTGTGCTATGAACGGCCTTTCTAAGACAGCCGTTATTGCGGGTGTTGGAACTCGCGAATACTATAAGAATAAGTGCGGCTATCACAAGGATGGTACATTTATGAAGAAGGAACTGGTGCCATATAATTATTATACTACAGAACGATTACAGATTGCTTCTGCTGCGGTTGTTGCATTGGGTTATGCTTTCCTATTCAGGTGAGGCATATAAGTTACAGGTTTACCCGGATAAAGAAATTATTTCTACCGCGTTAGTATATGGGAAGAACTAGAAGGGGTGGTGCATCAATGAATTACCAACAGGGACAAACCCCGTTATCATTGGGTTCGGTGTTAGGGGTAAAATCGTATGTAAATCCTGC